GTTGCAAACCGTAATTGCGTAAGTAACATTTATCATAATCCAAATATACTATTTTTTTGTGAAATTACCAAATGTAATTTATGTATATGTATATATAGATATAAATATTAAGAAAACAGTTTAAACGATAAAAAAAGGGTAACTTTTTTTAAATTACCCTTTATTTTTAATGATATATTTTATTTACTATGTACCGGCTACTTTCACCCAATTACTACCATTGTAAAATATTAAAGCATCTCCAAATGTAGATGATGATACCATCAACATACCGGATTGTGCACTAACATACGCAGGTGGCAAAGAACCATTAAATGTGAGTGGACGAATTCTAGCCAATGCGTATAAATCCAAAGAACCACTAACTGTCAAAAATCTACTACTTGCATCAAAAGTCATTGATGATTCTACAACACCATCCGCTGTAACATTGTTATATGTTATTACACCATTATCAGTTGTTCCGGTTAAAGCAAGTGCTCCAGAACTACCAGAAGAACCTGATGAACCGGATGAACCGGATGTACCACCGCCGCCAGTTAATCCGTTTGTTCCAGATGTACCAGATGAGCCGCCACTACCAGAAGTACCATCTATACCGGTAGTACCAGATGTACCAGATGTTCCGTTACCGTCAACGCCAGATGTACCAGATGAACCAGATGAACCGCCTGTGCCCGCAGTACCCGCAACTGCTGATAGTCCAGAAGAACCAGAAGTTCCAGATGAGCCTGCTAAACCATTTGCTCCACTTGAGCCTGATGTTCCAGATGTACCCGCTGACCCCGCTGCACCGCCTACTGAAGTACCAGATGTGCCCGATGTACCCGATGTACCACCACCTGCAGTTGCAGTTATTTCAATTTTTGCTTCACCACCACCATTATCGGATATTGATACGGCCGAACCACTAAGTGCAAGTGTTGTAATTCCTGTTAAATCAAATGCGCCATAACTTGCCCCACTATAATTTCTAACTCTAATTGTACCACCTAATGAAGATGTTGGTATTATTCGTGTTATATTATTAGCTCCCCCAACCCACATATAGCCACTAGCTAATGATGCTGAAAATGAACCAGATATTTGTACATCATTCGCAGTTCCATATGCATTTGATGAACCAATTTGTGTAAATATACCACTTCCAAATGACGATGTTGCTACTAACACACTCACACTACCCTGTCCACCTACCCATGCATATCCTTCTCTCAATGATGCGGTTAATGCGTTTGATGCTGATATTCTACCTTTTACGGTTAACAAACTACCATCAAATAATAAATTTGCATTTACACTTGAATTCGGTACATTGAATGTTACAACACCATTTAAGGTAGTACCATTTAAAGTCAAAGCACCTGCGGTAAGAGATGAAGTTGTAGCTAAAGTTACTCTATTATTTATACCCCCAACCCACATATACCCACTAGGTAAAGATGAAGTTAAAGGGCCATTTATATCTAATGAGCCTGTAATTTGTATGTTATTTACAGTTGCATATATAGAACCGGTTTGTGTAAATATTCCACTACCACCGCCAGCACTAAATCCTAAAGCAGTTATTTGTGCTGCTCCAGAAATTATTGTTGCACTCTTTAATGATGCTGTATATGCTTCTAATCCATTAAGTTCTCCTCTTATAGAGCCGGTAAAACTATTTAATGCAGAAACATTTGCAGCAGTACCAGATGTACCCGCAGAACCAGTTGTTCCAGAACTACCGGAAGAACCTGCTGTACCTGTTGTGCCAGCCGAACCATTTGTTCCGTTTACACCAGATGTACCGTTTGCACCAGATGTTCCAGAACTTCCAGATGAGCCGGATGAACCAGATGAGCCATTGGTGCCAGATGAACCAAAAAATGTACCGTTTAATCCAGAAGTACCAGATGTACCACCGCTTCCACCAGTTCCCTGTGGTCCAACAACACCAGATGTACCTGATGTTCCAGATGTACTAACACCTGCTACGGTATTCCAACCAATTTGGTTAGTTGCCGAATCATGAACTAATACTCTATTTGATGAACTATTATTTGGAAGGTTATTACTATCAATTTTGATTGCTCCAGAAATTATCAATGAAGAATTACTACCAGAGATTAATGCACTTCCTGTAAATTGTCCACTAAGAGTACCTTGTAGTGTTGATAGATTGGATATTGATTGGGAAACTGCCAAGAATGAACCCGTCATTAAAGCGGTAAACGATCCAGAAGTTTGTTCCAGAATCGTTAAATTTGCATCCATTTCATTTGCGGTGATTGGAGCTCCCTTTATAATTCGTTTTGTAATTGCCATTTTTTATACTTATCGCGATTTTTCTAATAATACACAAATAAATATAAATAAAAGGAGAAATGATGATTCTACTTAGAACCTAAAACCCTTTTGAGTAGGTTTTTATCTATTTTTATTTCTTCTACGTTTTTTATACTACTTAGGATGTAGGTTCTGTATGGGAACGGGTCTGATGTATATAATCTACTTGTCTTTACAAATTGATTAAAAATTCGTTTACCATCTCTCGCATCTAAAATAAGTAAATCACTTAACTGCTCACTATTATCAATTTCTTCACCCGATAATCCTTTTTTTGCAAGTTTTTGCAACCAATTAAAAAATATTTTAGATTTTATTTCACTTATCTTAATACAACAAACAGTCTTTTGTGGAGTAATACCAACAACAAAGACAAGGGCAGTATCCACACCCGATAAAGGTTTCGTAACTCCTTCTTTGTATTTATATGAATTAATTCTATAAATATTTCTTGGTTCAATAGAAGTTTTAGAAACTTTATTTTGTTCAACTATTAAAGGAATATATTCTAAATGAAATCCCATTTTTAAACTTTATTAAGTTTTGGTATTTGTATTTTAGCTTTATTTAACTGTGGAACATTGAATGGAACTACCTTTGGTGCAGCTTTTACATAAGTATCAAGTATCTGAGTAAATCTACTATGCATTTTATCCAAAGTAAAGTAGTTTAAAGTATTTTCTTTTAACCCTTGAGATTGTTTTAAATATGTATCATATTTTTTATACACATCGTATATTTTATTTGCCGCATTTGAATAGTTTACTGTAAACCATTGTGCTTCTTTCATAATAAACTGGTCAGCCGCAGATTCATCAACCGCCGTTAATTGTCCTTCTAACAAAACGGTATGTGCTCCTGGTAGGAAATCCATATGACCACTCCATCCACTTGCTATAATTGGTTTACCTGTCAAAGTAAATTCAGCCATTGGTCTACCATATCCCTCACCTTTAGCAAAGGAAATCATTGCTTTAACTTTTGGGTGATGATACAATGATGCCATATCTTTTTCTTCTAAATCACCATGTATTAAATAAATAGGAGGGCATTTATCACCAAATGATTTTAATACTTCTTCTATTTTTTGTCTAGTTGTTTCTCTATCAATTATAGAAAATCCAGCATGCGATGTTTTTATTAAAAGTGCCGGTTGTTTTTCTTTTGGTAGATATTGAAATACGGTTGCAAATGTTTTAATTACCATTCCAATATCTTTTCTATCTTGTCCCAAAGAACCCTTTAACCAATGCCCAACAGTTAGAAAACAAAAATCTTCTTTTACATTTTCCAATATATCATCGTTATTTTTTGATGATGGGGCCTGAAATACATTAGTATCAACTCCCTCAAAAAGAACTTCAATTGGAGTATTTGTTTTTATTTCACCAACAATTTGTCCAGTTGCTTGGTCTTTTTGTTGATATACAGTTCCACCTAAATTTTGTTTTGTAAAAACAGATGGAACTATTATTAAATTCATTTTGTTAGAACCATCAATAAAATCTTTAGGCGCTATTGTAGTTTCAACACCTGCGGTTATACCAATATTAAAATGTCCTTTTGGTTCAAATTCATTTGCTACAGAAACCTGCATAAAAACATCTGGCTTTTGACCAATTTCTCCAATTACTCTTTCTAACATCCAACGGCCAAATTCATCCTGGTCACTTACCTGATTTTGTGGAGTGTTACCCCAACGAAGTGGAATAATTTTTATATCAAACTTATCCATCTTACGAAGTGATTTCATCAAATCTCTACAATGGTCACCATATCCACTTCTCGTAAAAATAGGTCCCTGAAATACTAATGTTGGTTTACTCATAACTTATTTAATTTTGAATACTTCAAATCTTTTTCTTGGTTTCCAATTTTCAAACGTTGATTCTATACCATCAATCAAAGTTTGACACATATTTGTGTGATTTAATCCAGCTTCATTGATAAAGAATTCTCTACCAATTAAAGCGTTTGCTTTTCTTTGTTCTTTTGGAGTGTTATATACCTTTTCAATTGCTTCTGCAACATCATGCAAATCAACTCTATCATCCCAAATATACGGAGTAGGTACTGAACCCGCTAATGCCAATGCTCTACTCCAAACAGGAATCGCCCAAGGACCAGGTTCTGCTTTACCTTCCCATTTTCTCCATTCATGTAAAGAACCAATTTTAATATAATCATCTGCAACTAATACGTTACCTTCTACTTTAAATCCACATTGGTCTTGCAATCCACCAGTTACATTTACAATGATTGGTGTTCCAGCCATTACCGATTCTGCAGTTGCTAATCCAAATCCTTCGTTGTTGGCGATGTTGATTGTACAATCGGCTATATTATAATTGTAATTAAGTTCGTGCTGAGGTCTTCTCTTTTCAGAAAAAATAATGTTTACATCTGGTGCTATAGCTTCAATAACTGCTGGCAAATCTGTTCCGTTTTCATCTACCGGTTGTGTATGCATTACTAATGCACATTTATCTGCATTTTCCTTACCAATTTTATCACAAAATAATTTGAAAGCGTATATTACATCTGCAGGTTGTTTTCTACGGATATTTCGGTTACTCCAATATAACACAAAATCATATTCTTTATCACCTAAGATTTCTTTACGATACTCTGCAGGTACATCGGTTGGTTTATACAAATCAGTATTGATACCATGTGGTACATAACTTACCTGCCAATCCTTTTTAATTTTCCAAGTTGGTTTATCAGAACGTTGTCCAATTCTTGTGATTATACCATACGTCTGTCTTGAAATGCACCCAATCCAATCACAACTTTCATAGAAGTTACGATTATACATTGGGTCTGGTAGGTCATCCCAAATTGCATAGAATAATAAAGGAACATTTTGTCTAATTTCATGCTCTATATCGTATAGCCATGTCCAATAACGAGGGTCAGTAAAGTGTAAGATAGCATCTGGTTTTTCCGAATTAATTAATTGTCTAATTAAATCTGCGTTACCATATCCATTCCAAGGTAAAATTTTTACACTAGCATCCGGAATACCATAATTTTTTTGAATATCCTCACTAACATCTAAAATCTTACCAGCTTCCGGATGGTTTATAGCAGCTCCAACCTGAAACCAATCGTATTTGTGCGCCGTTCCTAAAACCAATTCTTTTGAGACAGTGGCTATACCACTTGCCATTCTTAAATCATCTGAAAGTAACAATATTTTTTTCTTTGCCATAACTTATTTTAAAATTGTGAACCTGAAATTTGAAGTTTTACATATTCATTCATTTCGTTTCTGAAATCTTCATCTGAAACGTATCTTTCCACTGTTCTATTAACTAATTTTTGAAGGGTAACATCGGAATTAAACGATACCTTTTTAAATGATGAATACACATCTTTCAAGATTTTCACAGTTGTAAGTTTTGTGTTTTCTTGACTCATTGTAATTTTAATTTAATATATTTGTATATATAAGTATATTAGAATTAAAAAAACAATTGCTTTTTAAAAAGTTTTTTTAAGGTTTTCCATCACAATGTTTTCCCAAAAACTCACACCACTTACAATTCTTTTTATTATTACCAGGAACTTTAGGATATGGTATATCTTTATAATTCCCTTCATCATCGAATACCGTTTCTACGAAGTTCATAAAACCATCATACGCTTTATTAACCGATGGTGTTCCATTAGATGGAATGTGTTTTGAAATATATGGGACGGGAAATGCAGTATCTTCTGGCAGTTTCCTTCTCATTATCTGATATTCAACTTTTATTTTAGTAAGTGGAATATTAAACAACTCCGAATAATACTTTTTATACAAAAGAATTTGAGAGTTTTTCATTTCATCCGCTTTCTGATACTGATTCCAACCTTGTGTAGATGTTTTTAAGTCAACAATAATGATTGAATTTTCTGCTAAATCTCTTAACACAATATCAATAAATCCAATAAAGTGAACACCTTCTTTAACTTTTGCGTTTAGTGGAATTTCAATACCTACTAATTCATATCCTGATTTAGAATAGAATTTACTACAATATTTTTTAAACCAAGTAAGAATTCGTCTACCATCGCCATAAAATTCTTCTAATTCAATTTGTTCGCAAGGAATTCCTTCAGATAATGCTTCTTTTTCTTTTTTGAAATTTTCTTTCAATCTTTCTAATAATAACTTATCCAAGTCAATTTCATCGGCTTGCTTTTTGGATACACCATACATCACCGAAAGATAATGTTGGATAGTTTCATGCATTGAACTACCAAAGATTGTGTGGATATTACCCGAAGATTCTCCGAGTTTATCTATATAATTTAACTTATATTGTTGAGGGCAGCTACTCCACATTGAGTACTGCGAAAATGATACTTTTGCCATAATATAAAGATACGAAAAAATGGGGAATTTACCAAATTAAACTTTAAGTTTTAATTTAGTAATTAATTTGGGGTCAGTACCATATGCTTCAGCGATTCGTTTAATTTCTTCTCTGCCACTAGTACTTTCATAGAGTATGTCCAAATACTCTGATGCTTCTTTAGTTGAAACCTCATACCATTTAGCAACCAATTGTATAATCCATTCTTCGTAATCTTTTACAGATTTACCTTTCATATAACGAAGATATGTTTTACCTTTTGGTATAATCCCAATAAGAGCTTTGTAAACAGCTTTAGGTGGTGCTTCTTGGATGTAAGGTTGTATTTCCGCTATCATCTCAATCCAATCTGGATTCATAGACATATAACGAATAATTAACCAATTACTCCAAGTTTTTTTATCCACATCCTCTAGCTTATCCCAATACTTTGGGTCTTGTTCTTTTGTAATTGCGTTGATATGGTCAAATAATCCTTTAGCCATTTGTATCTAAATCAATTTTAGGTTGAGTAGATAATTTATCTTTTTGTTCCAGTGCTCGTAATTGAACAGGTTTAAAAAGTTCTTGCTCTGCACCACAGTCACCACATAGATATACCTCAAAAGGTATCATCATATCCTGGTCACCACCATATGCTAACTTAGATAATTTTCTCATCTTCATAGCGGGAAGGAATGTTTTTCCACCACATTCACAAAATACAGGAACCGATGCCGATATATCTACTTTTGGTTGAGAACCACCTGGCATTTGTGGCATTTCTCCTTGTCCAATAATGTTTGCCATATTATATTATATTAAATTTAAAATTTGAATTAATGTTGCCGCTGCTATAATTTCTTTATCAATTGCTACCGCAGATTTAGCAACTCCATCACCTAAAACTAAAATTACATTCGCAGTATTTTCTCCCGCATATTCATCTACTTTATCATAAAGTAATGTAAATAGGTCAGAAAAATCAGTTGCCTTTGAATCTAAAATAGCTTGTCTAATATTCATATATTTGTTTCTCTTATCATCTTTTGATTTCAGAATTTCTAAAACTTTCATCTTATAATCGTTTTCCAAAAGGTTCTGAACATCTACTTGTAATTTACCTTTAAGAGAGTTTAATTGGCAAGTATTTATAATCTTACGAATATCAGGATAAGAAGAATCAATTATTGGAACTAAATCTTTAGGGTCAAATGAAACATTTTCTGCTTTCAAAATCTTGCTCATTTGAATAGCCACATCTTTTTTAGTTGGTGGTGTAATTTGAAATGTTTGACAACGGCTTTGAATCGGTTCGATAATCTTTTCAACATAATTACATGTCAAAATAAAACGGCAATGTTTACTGAATGTTTCCATTAAGTTACGAAGGATTGCCTGTGCGTTTGGAGTCATATAATCAAACTCATCCAATATAATAATTTTATATTTTTTGAATCCCATTGATGATGCAAAGTTCTTTACTTTTGTTCTTACGGTTTCAACATTATTTTCATCAGATGCGTTTAGTATCATATAATCACAATCAATTGATTTTACAATCAACTTTGCAAGTGTTGTTTTACCAGTACCCGCTTTACCAAAGAAAAGAAGATGTGGTACATCCTCACTTTCAATATATCCAGCAACTTTATTTTTTAAGTGCTCATTTCCTACATAATCATCTAACTTTGATGGTCTATATTTTTCTACCCAAAGTGAGTGATTTATTTGTTCTTCTTCTTTAAATTCAAACATATTATTAATTTTATTTTCCTGTTGAACCGAAGCCACCGTCACCTCTTTCGGTATTTGATAATTCATCTGTCTCTACAAATTCAATTGGTGGATAAGGTATAATCATAATTTGTGCAATTCTATCACCTACTTTATAAAAGTCATTTGATGTAATTTCAGTAAGTTTCGTTTCATCGTAAAAACGGTCACCACCAAATATCTTATTAAAGGTTGCTTGCAATTCACCTCTATATCCACTATCAATTACTCCAACTGAATTACTTAATTGTAACCCCGTCTTTCGTATTGATGAACGAGGAAATACTAATCCTACAAATCCTTCAGGTATTTCTAAAGCAA